GAAGAAAATAACTTCTTTTCTCTTGAAGAAATTATAAATGTTTCCGGATTAGATACAAATAAAAGATACTGTATAGTTGTAAATTTAGATACCGATGGCTCAGAACTTGAAGAAGTAGAAGAAATTCCAGATGTACTTGGGTATAAAGGCAGACGCATTAAATATATTGGTGAAACAATTCTTGGTACTCCTTATACTAAAGGTTCAGATTTTAGGAGTAATGGCCTTCAGTGGATAAAAGAAGATATAAGATATTCATATTCAAAAATTTATGCAATTGTACCAGAAGAATATATAGATTATTATGATAAATTTGTAAGAATCTATGACATAGAATTCGTAAATGATGGCGCCGATGTTATTGCATCCTCTTATCTTGAAAAAATAGATAGAACCACTTTACATATTAAGAATATCGAAAACACTAATTGTATAAATCATTTGGTAGTAGAAAGAAAAAACAGTAACGTGAATCTTTCTGAAGGGCATATGCCTGAAGAAAATGGTGAAGATAACCTTACTATTGGTCTTTGTACTCTTGGCTATGGTCTTGTTACTGCAAATGGCCTTAGATACCAGATGTTCCACTATGCTCTTGATTATGAATCTGATATTGATGGATATACTCATAGGTTAATAAACAGAGAGCTTATACTTAGTGGTGGACACACACTTACTCATGATTTAGATGATGCAAAACTTTCGCTTTTTGATTCGCTTCCTCATGATTCTAAGTATAGAATAAGAAAAAATTGTTTGAAAGTAATTTCTGATAGGGATTGTGAGCATACCGTTGATAACGCAAAACTTATTCTTGAAGGCGGCTACGATTTAGCGCATGAACTTCTCGGAAGAACTTTGTATTTGTATATTGCAAACTCCGAAGAGAGAGACCCTACAAAATCAGAACAAAATATTAAAACAGAAACTGGTAAACGTAATATCGCAATAGGAAATGGTGCGTTAAAATTTACAAGAGAAAATGGTAATCAGTATCCTGCTGATAATATTGCCATAGGTATAGACGCTCTTTCTGATATTGGTTATGGGCGTGAAAATATAGAGATAGGCGGGAAAGACAATGTTTATATGCCTAACAAGCTCCTTAATATCGGATATAACTTAAATAACCCATTGGCATATCGTGTTCAAATTGGTGAAAAGAACATGTATGTTGGTTATGGCAATGGTAGTAAATATTACACTATAAAAGACGGTAATATAGTTCTTGGTTTTGATAATGATGCTTATGAAGGCACTACAATTCTTGGGCGCAATTGCTCTTCTATTGGAGTTAACAATTTCATCATAGGCAATGGAATTGAGACTGATGAAAGCAATCAGCTTCTTATAGGTGCTCCAACATCAACTATATATTATGATATAGATGGCACCAAAAAGAATTCTAATTTTATAATTCGGTCTAGTAACTCTAAAGAGTACGCTCTAGAAACATTTGCCGATAAAGTACGTTTCTACTCTTCTCAGGTGGTTGTTAATGGTAGAATTAGAACAGAAGCTGTTAATATTACTTCTTCAAAGGCGTTAAAAACAGACATCTCTCTAAGTAAGCATAATGCAGTTGACGAAATAAACAAAATAGAAATTGTTGACTTTTACTATAAGAGTGATAAAAATAAAGAGAATCCAAAAATAGGATTTATTTCTGAAGATACGGATTCTATCTTTTCTACTCCAAACAAAGATTCTATGGATATTTATAACTGCATAGGTATGCTTATGAAAGCTGTCCAAGAACTTTCTAGAGAGAATGAAGAGTTGAAGAAAAAGCTTAAGTTAAATTAATAGGAGAAATAAAATGAAATTTGATGAAGCATTAGAAATTGTAATGAGAGAAGAACGCGATTTCAAAGATGGTGAAACAGGACTTCTCGTGCTTGATATAGATGATACTTTATTAAAAGCTAATCCTAATGTAATTAAAGTTTATAAGTCTGTTGATGGCGTAGAAAAAGCAATCTCAACCGCAGAGTTTGCAAAAGATCCAGACAAGGCAAAAATGGGGAAAAGCGTAAGAATGTACGATAAGACAGAAAACGCTCCAAAGACAGGGATTGCTTTTTCAATTCGTGAATTTAGAGATCCTCAGAAGGTTTATGATTCAATTACTAAAGGCACTCCAATCCTTAAAAATCTTAAACTTATGGATGACCACATTAGACACGGCTGGGATGTATCCTTTTTAACAGCAAGAGGACTTCAAAAAGTAGTTACAAAAGCTCTCGACGATTTCTTAAAAACTAAAAACAAAGAAGGAGAACTTGTTCCTCTCGGAGATAGTTTTAAGAAAGCTCTTTCAGCTGCCGTTAATGACGAAGATATTAAATACGTTGGAGCGGATGATGGAGAAAAGAAAGCCAACGTTCTTCGTGAACTTTCTAAAAAATACACAAAAGTCAAGTTCCTTGACGATGATGATAGAAATATAAATGCAGTTCGTTCTCTTAGAAAGGAATTGCCAAATGTTAAGGCCATTAAAGCTTGGGGGGCAAAATAATGAATTTAGATAAATGCGTAAACCTTCTTATCGAAGGTAATTATGATTTTTTGACAAAGATCATAAGCAATGGCGGTGAGAAAAAATTCGACCTTCTTGCAGCAGAAAATGCAAGACAGGAACGCATAGAAAAGCAGATTAAGGATGCTATAAAAAAAGGTGCTTCAAAAGAAGAAATAGCTAAACTTAAAAAAAAGCTTGGCATTTCTGGAGCAAAAGAGAAGTTTGGTCCTCAAGAGAAGAAAACATCAAGTCCAGAGAATACACAGATTGTAGAAAATATAAATAAGCTTAAGGGAAAACTTTATAAAAAGATAATCGAGTTCTGTAATCTTACTGGTGGTGTTGGCATACATGGAGATCTAAAGGTAGGCAATGCTACGAGACAGGTTGCTTCAAAAACTGCCAGTGGCGAAGATACTGTTAAAACAGAAGGAATCCCATCAGAAGCTTTACTTCGTGCTAAGCTTGCTGATTTAAAGGCAGATGCTGAAGTCCTTAAAAACTACGAATATGGTCATTCCAAGAACGAAAAAGTCTATGGAAGAGTAAATAAAGAATACGTAAAAGCTGGAAAAATGGTTTCCGCAGAGCTTTTGAAAGTTCTTAACGGAATTCATATCAGTCAATTTGACTGGGATGAGATGCGTGAACCAATTATTTCTTCTGCGAGGGTTGCAACAGGAAGAGATGGATATTTAAAGGTAAATACGTTTAGTCCAACAGAAGCTAAGAAGCTATCTGCCGCCAGACTTGCAGAAAAAGGTCTTGGGCCTGGTGTAAGAGTAATTGGTAAAAAGCGTTTTAATGCAGATGTTTTTGAAGATTTGTATCCATTCATAAGAGAGTTCAGAAGATACTCATCTGATTATAATCCTCATAATATAGACTTAACTGGAGACCTTCTTGCAAAGACAAAAGACAAATATGATGAAAGAAGAAAGGCAATGGAAAAAGCTGTTGATGATAGCGACGAAGCTTACGAGGCAAGAAGAAAAATAGAAAGAGGACTTGAAGGCGGAGAAAATGCAAAAGATCTTTCTAAGGACGAAACTGGGAAAATTCGTCATGATGAGTATAATGCACTCAGAAGGCAAAAAATGGCCGCTAAGAGAGAAGTATACGCAACAGACGGGAAAAAATCAACTGTTGGTTTCCTTGAGGACAAAGGTATTCAGAAACTTACAATTAAAACCTTCTTGAAGAAAGTAGCCACTTGGAAAGAGAAAGATGCTAATCATGTTCTTAAGATTTTTGGAACAATGCCAGTTCTTGGTAATGCTGGTGGTATTCTTGTATTCGGCCCAGCATCTCTTAATGCTGACGGCAAACCAGCGCCAAATCAGGCATCATATGAAGGATTGTATGCTTTCCAGGTTACTAGTTATTTCTTCAATAATATGGGTTCAGAAGCTAGAAAGTTTACGGAAGATAAACGTGTTTCAGGAAGAACTAAAAGTGCATGGAAAGAGGGTGCAATGAAAGCACTTGGCCTTTCATCTGTAGATACAGAAGTTGAAGAAGAAGTAAATTATTTTAATTACTAAAAAGAAAAGGTGGTAAAGAGAATTATCTCTTTACCACCTAGAGGTACAAAACGAAGGTTTTTTCAAACCTATAATTAACTTACGATCAGCAAAAAAAATCAATTTAAGAATCTTAATTCAATTTTTTTCGTTATCACAAAGATAATTATAGTATTCAGTATACTTTTTAAGAAAAATAAATATGGAGGTTTCTAATGCCAACACCCAATGAGGATAAACTTAATTTGCTTGACAAGCAGTTGGATGAAGCTTCGCAGAAATATATTCAAGATTATTTAACATCTTGGAAAGAATCTGTGACCAATCAGCTTGTAGAGCAAATGGAAAAGGAAAAACAGGCAAAGATCGAAGAACTTGAAGAGGAAAATGCAGCTTATCGTGAAGAACTGAAAGAAGAGTTTACCGAAAAAATGCTTGATGGGCTCGAAGAGCTAAAGGAAAGTATCCGTGCTGAGGTAACAGCAGAAGTTATCAAGAATAATCCAGAGCTTAAAATTCTTGAGCAAGTCAAAGAGGTAATTGCTCCTCTTATTTCTGAGAATTATCGTGATAACGCATACGAGGATACTATTACAAAGCTTTCTGAAGAGAATGAGTTCCTTCGTAGAGAGCAGGAGCTTCAAGAAGGAGCAAAGACACTTGCTACACTTCTTGCACCGTATTCAGCAAAGACTCAGAAGCTTGTCACTTCTCTTATCAGAGAAGGTTCAGCTGAAGAGATTACAGAACAGTTCTATAACATCATTGAATCTCTTACAGGTCTTTTCGAAGATGACAGTTCAAAAGATGATTCAAGCGACGACTCAAGTGATTCAAGTGATGATTCTAGCGACGACTCAAGTGATTCAAGTGATGATTCTAGCGACGACTCAAGTGATTCAAGCGACGAATCCAGCGACGATAGCTCGGATGAAGGAACTAAGGATGAATCAGTAATCGATACAGGGATTGCTGGGGATGATCTTATGACTGAAGAGAGGAAGCACAATGCGTTTGCTGATACTCTTAGAAAATACGCAAAACTTTAATTTGGAGGTTATAACTTAAATGAGTGCACTTATGAATAAAGAAAAATATGAGGAACAGCTTAACGAGAGATGGAGCTGGATTACTGAGGATATTGCTGACGAAGATACTCGTTTGAATACTCAGATTGTTCTTGAGAACTCTTACAAGGAGATGGTTGGAAAGAAGGCCATCCCTGCAAACTGGCTTCAGGATAACATTCTTTCAGAGGATACTCTTGAAGAGGCGGTTCCTAACGTTTCTGGAAATGTCGGTGATTATGTAATTCCGAAGGTTATGTTCCCGATTATCCGTAGAGTTATGCCTGAGCTGATTGCTAACAAGCTTGTTTCAGTTCAGCCACTTAATGCTCCTACTGGAGTTATCTATTACATCACCTTCCGCTATTCAGATTCCAAGTCTGATGTGACTGCTGGAGATGAGATTTCATTTAACCCATTTCAGACCACTCCCGCTTATTCCACTTACTACTCAAGTGAGAAGTTTGGACCAATCGCTCTTACTGCTACTGCTGCTCAGAGCGAGATTTCCGCTGCTACTACTGCTGCTGATGCTTCTAAGATCTTCGCTTTCTTGAAGGAGGATGCTTTTAAGAAGGAGACTTATAAGAGAATCGAGATCTTCGACAAGAAGAACCAGAGAACTCTTCTTGGAAAGAAGGTTGCTACTGATGGTGCTTCTAAGGTTCAGTTCTTCACTGATGATGCCAATACATTGCTTGCTACTATTGACGCTACCAATGGTGTTGTGATTTCCGAGAATGCTGCTAAAATTCTTGAGACCGAGGCCAATGATGAGATCGTAGTATTTGTCGTTTACAATCAGGAAGGAACTTCAAAGATTCCAGAAGTCGAATTCTCAGTCGACCACATGGATGTTTCAACTACTGAACGCAAGCTTAGAGTTCGTTGGACCAAGGAAGCTGAGCAGGATATGGCTGCTTACCACAAGATTGATGTTGAGCAGGAACTTGTTAAGGTCGCTTCCGTTCAGACCAACTACGAGATTGATCGCCAGATCATCAATTTCATTGATGACTTGGTAGTATCTCAGCTTACTGGTTCGTTCGACTGGGCTGATGATGATAACAATGGAACTTCTGGCAACTATCTTGACCGCCATCGCGCTCTTGCTCAGAGGCTTTATCAGTACACCTCTAAGGTTGCTATGTATAACAGGCTTGCTCCTGCTGATTGGGCTGTCTGTTCTCCGCAGGTTGCTGCTGCTCTCCAGATGCTGCCTGATTGGAAGGCTGGTGAGATTTCTCATAACAAGTCTACCTTCTATAATGCTGGTTCTCTTGGAAATGGAACTGTTGCTATCTACTGTGATCCTAACCGCCTTAACAACGACATCACCATGGGTTATAAGTCAAAGGATTCTACATATGGTGCTGGAGTCGTATACTCTCCATACGCTAACTGGATGAGCGGCGTTTTGACTGCGCCAGATACCTTTGACTCGATTCGTGGTACGTTCTCTCGCTACGCAATTACTTCTACTCCGCGTGCATCACTAAACTACTGTAGGGTCACCCTTAATAACTTCTCTATCTAAGATTAGTTAATTAGCATAAAAAAGCTCCCACGATGGGAGCTTTTTTATTATTCATCTATATATCTAAAGTGTAATCCACCTGTTGACTTTCTAGTTCCAATGCATACAGAAGTAATACTAGAACTAATTAAGTTGAGTTCTCTAGCGGCTTGTCTGGCACTTTCCCAAACCTGCTCGGTATCTAAACAAACAACACGTTTAGGCAGTCCACGACTTTTCTGTTCGGAATATCTCTCTTTACCAATCCACGGATTATCTTCTTTGTTGTAATCTTTATAATAAGATACATGAAAGCCCTTACACTGTTTGGCATATCCAGCCAAGCATTTTTGAACGGTTGAAGGATAGCAACCAATATATTTAGCGCACTCAGGAACAGTCATAAATGTTTTCTCATTTTCAAGAATAATTATAGCAGGGTTCATTTCTTTTTCTTGATTTACTTTTTCAAAGAAATATCCACCAGTAGACTTTTGTCTTCCGTTAAGAGAAGCTACTATCGAATTTTTCCTTAAATTTAATTTTTCAGCAGCTTCTCCAATAGAAGAGTAAATCGTATTGTTTGTTATACATCTAATTGGCTGTGCTAAGGTAGCATTAAAAGCTTTTATATGCTCTAATGTTTTTTCAGAAACTACTTGATTTTTTCCTGCTCTTTGACTTGTTTTTCCTCTTGGTTTTCCAATCCAAGGATTATTACTTTTATCATATTTTTCTTTAAAACATATATGATATCCACCAGCAGTTTGTTGTTGACCTTTACAGCATCTTTCTACGCCTTTTTTATCAAGTACTCCTAAAAACTCAGCACATTCTCCATAAGACTGAAACTCTTGCCCTATCTCCATTATAACAACATTTTGCCCTAATACTTCTCTTGCGTTACTATGAGGAATTGGTATGCTTTTTGCTTTCCAAGTTTTACCAAAAGTTCCAGAGGGTTTTCCTTTTCTAGATTCAGCACTTTTTTTGTAAATTTTTTGCTTTTCTTCTTCGGTTTTATATTCAAATGGGCTAGAACAACCTTGACCTCCACCAGCAATATTATATTGGGCTTTTCCTTCTTCCTTACGCTTTTTTATCCAAAGAACTTCTTTTTCATTTAATTCTTCTTGAGTAGAATTGGATAAATCCTCTAAAATAACTTTTACGAAGTTTTCCTTGCCATATTTATTTATAGCTCGGGTAATATTTATTCCAGAACCCATATATGGATCTTTATCAATCTCACAATGACATTTTCTTTGACCAACATAAGTTTTCCCGTTTAAGTTGTTTATTATTTCGTAAATGTATTGTTTAGTCATTATCCTCCTCTACATATTTAAATACGTGTTTTTTATATGTTTTTCTTTCTCCTCTACACACTCGTCTTATTACTTCTTTGTTTGGTGCATGAAAATACTCGACTGCTTCATTGATATTGCTAAAAGTAATATTTAAATCTACACAATGGATTTTCTTGTATGGTATTTCTTTTGGAACAAATTCATGAGATTCATCTACATATTGAAATTGCTTTCCATAAGTAGAACCAGCGGCTCCCCTGCAGCAACACGAAATACTACCTTCACCTATTCCGTAAAATTTAGCAGCTTCTTCTGCACTCTCA